GGTATCAACAAAAACGATAACCCGCTACTCTCTCACTTGAGCGACGCAGCGGGTTATCTGATTCACAGTATTTATCCGTTTAAGAAGGAAACCAGGGAACGGAAAACTGGTAAACGTAAAGTTAGTGGACTTGCGGGTTAACCTTACATTAGTATGGAGGATAGCCAAAATCATCGTCATCACTACCACATCCCATTTTTGGGTCTGCGATTCCGTTCATCGGACTGCATCCATCGTCAAAGGGTTTGGCACTTTTAACAACAATAGTTGAGCCGTCAATTACCCCAGAAATTTCATACTCACCACCCATAACAATATGAGCCAGATCAGCAGGAATACGGCACTTTTTACCATCAGGAATACGAGCCACAATGTCACCATTGTCTTGATACATAATGTCAGAGAAAGTCGTCGCACGCCCTTCGTATTTTGGGAGTTCACGGCGTGGTTTAGAGAAATCTTTATACTCTGTAAACCACTGAGTGATTAACTTCCCTGCTTCAGAGGTCATATCAACCATTGCGTCGTCAAAACTGACACCTTTATAAATGATTTTTCTGTCTTGGCGTTGAACTTCTAAGTCCTTGCCAACATTATCAATTGTTGGCATTTTGATAGATGCAGGAACGCAAAATGGTGATTGATCTGCCTTGGTTTTGCACCAAGTCACAGCAATATCAACTTTTGCGAAAGCTAGTGCAAAAGGTGATAATGAGCCTCCGCTAACTTGCTTCCCTTGTGAACGGGCATTGGCAAAAAAGACTTTGCTTAATTGTGCGTAAAGTGCGGTAGTTTCAGCGTACAAACTACCGCCAAATCCACCTTTTAGGGTGCAAGCGATAGGGGTTGAATGAAGAGGGCTATCATCAGCACTAAGAAATAATAGTAAATGGCGGGATACTCGCTTGTACAATTTGGTATCAGCTTTTGCTTTTTTGTGTAATTCGGTCTCCTGCCCGTTTTCCCAACCGAGTCCGACAAAGGTAAATCTATCATTTTCTGTTGGACGAAACTGGACTTCTAGGGCTGATTTGTGAATGACAACAAACTTAGGTGATTGGCAGATAAACCCAGGCTCAACACCGTCGCTAAACTCTACCTCGGTAGGTGTCCATGTATCGTCCGCAAAAAATCCAGCTAATTCTGCTTGTTCGGCTTTTAAAAATATTCCTATCTCAAATCCACCCTTTTCAAGTTGCCCTTGCTTAATATTTGGGGGGGAGACTATTTGGGCGTAGGGCAGCGAGGTTGAGGCGGATGTGTGAGTCAAAAACTGATCTAATAAGGTTGGCATGAATTTGCTCCTAATTTGTTTCTAATTTTGTTTCTAATTTGATTGTGCGGATTTGTACGGCATCGCACCCAGCCAACTTATTATCCTTCTCTATCCGCTAAGTCTTGAGCGCAAATATTGAGCAGGTTTAACGCGGTCTTCATACTATTCTTAAAGTTCTCATTGCTGATCAAATCTTGGGCATTTTCTAAGACTGGCTCTATCAGTGTTTGCGCTTGCTCCAATAGCAACATCGCTTCTTGTAATTCCTTTTTTTCACTTTCTAAAATATTTTTGGATAGGGGCATTAAGCCCCAATCAACTAAACTGCTAAAAGATATTCATGTCTGGTTAATCTAATCAATTCTTTGGCTACGGGTCGCCAATCGTTTTGATAATCTTCACCATTGATAGTCCAGCCATGATCATTTAGCCAGATATACCCAGCGAGAACCCCATGAACCCTGACTGAATATTGCTGTCCCTTCCTGTCTCTAAAGTTGATATCTTCGATGATATAGCCTATATCTTCGATAATAGGATATACACGACTACTGCCTCTTTCACTCATAAAAACACCCCTTACATATTCATCTTTGATAAATTGTTCAGCCTCTTCATAGGAGGCACAGGTTTCTGTCCGATTATTCATTTCCACGCTCCACCAAGGTTGATCACAGTCTCTATCACTGTGATACTCGATTGTGGCGATAACATTGTGTATATCCCCATCTAAAATGGCTTCATGATAGCCAAAATCAGAGGGGGATAAGAAGCTGATACTGGATGCTATGTCATTCTTGACAGCGATTTGATGTTTGCATTCAACCCCTCTAAAATGGTTGTCCCCACACTCACAGCGCTCTTTATTATTGGGATGTGACGGTGTGACGGTGTAAATATTTTCGCCACTTTGAACAACGAATTTGACAAAACCCTCATCTTGATGCTGTTCCAGGATTTCTACAGACTTGGCTTTTTCACCCCTTGCGGTGGCTTGCACTTCTAATTCTGCCTCTAACTCATTTTGAGCCAAGATTTGACTATCAGCAATGATCAAGGAGTGCCACTTGCAATAACGCTCTGCCAATTGATAGGTTGCAGCACGGTGGACAACTTCACCACCAACTAGAACCATATAGGGTTGGGTTGAACCCTCAAATGATTCACCATCAAAATCAATGGTTGCTTCTGTAGTTTCAATCTTCTGGACTTGGGCGGCTTGGTGATCAACGATAGCATCTACCCAAGTTTGAATCAGTCTCTTGTCACCAGTGGGGATAACTCCCAAATCAGCAGCAACTTTCTTGACTTTAAGCAAACCACGATTTAATAACTGTTGACGGTTGTAGATTGGGTGTGACATAATTGGGTTAACCTTTTTTAGGGTTAAGGCGGCTATCTAACTTTCCAGGTGGGGTAGCTGCCTTGTTTATATTTCTATATTTACACAATAATTGAGAGATGTCAACCCCTCTTGAGAAAATTCTTGTAATCCTGAACTGATAAAGCTTTCCGCCCAAAAAGCTCTATTAATTCAGAAACCGAAGTTTTTTGAGATTGGGCTTCTTTTTCAAGATTCTCCCATGCGGTTGGGGTAACACAAATGTTGTGTCTTTCTTTGTTTTCGGTGTATCGTGCCTCTCTAGGCCTTAAATTTTTTTGGTTTGCCATCGCCTTTTATGATTGTGGATAAATCGAGAATAGCACGGCGGACGGAAAAACTCTACTTATCCCCTTGATCATCTTTATCTTTCTCTTCAGGATGCAACATTTGCGCTATTTTGATGGCAATGGAATCCGTCGGCACGCCCAACAGGTAGGCAATTATTGCCAAGTGAGCGATCGCACTAAGTTCGGGAATTTCTTCAATCGAAAAAGATTTAATTTCGGGAAGCTTATTCTTAGGAAATTCAATTTCAACCCTAATGCTTGCCAAAAACATGGTCGCGACCAATAGAAAGGCGAAAAAATAAGAGTAGCCCTTGCCAACAATCGAGTCTTTCGAGTCCTTCATAAGACCTCTTCTATAAAAACAACTACCCGATTGATAGTCTCTGCGCCGCAGAAGAATTAAATAATATTCCTGTATAAGGGTACAGGCGTGTACGTATAGCTTTTAAATTATTTGATGGACGTAACTGATAACCGTCTTTATCTATTTTCGAGGGATCTAGGCTGAGTTCTTCAAATTCAGCTAAAATTACCCGCACTCGCTCAACCTCAGACGAATTTAAGTTAATTTGCTCTATTGATAATTGTAATCTGTTTTGAATCGAAGACCCATAGCTAAAAAAATCGGGCATGAGGCGCGACTGACCACTACCGCCGGATACTGCGGTACTGTTTCGTAAAGTGATTTCGTACACTTCATAAAGCAATCCAATTTCGTGGTCAGTCAAAGCCATGTCTAGACCTCGTAGCTAATGTTTTGGTATCCAGTCCAAGTGACTGCGGGAATTTTGGCAATTAGATCCTCTACATCGGTGTAGGGTCTGCCGTCTCTGACCTCCTTAGACTGGGCTGTTGTCAGTCCCAGTTTTTCCGATAAATCTTTAAGTGAGGCAAAATTAATTTTAACCAATTCTGCATTTGGTTCTGTGGGGGCGGGTTGTGGTGCAGGTTTTGGCTCATCAGGGGCGGTGGTTCGATAACCCATCCCCAAAAAATTATTCACCTGCATTTCATGAACCTGAACCCCTTGTCCGTCCGGAGAAAAGAGGATAGGCATAATTTAGAGGGATAGAATTAATGCAGTTTTACGGAAATCGCTGATCTTAGATCCGGTGAGCATATAGTAAGCGTTTTTCTCGCTGACTGTTCCGGTGTCGTAGTTGCCTCGGAAAACTTGGATGGTCAAGTTTGTATCAGGGTCGGTGATACTTGCAGCAACCGCACCACTACCGGGAGATGGTTCGGCAATTTGGCGGGTAGCCATCAATAAACCTTCCCGATGGTTCACAGTATTGATGGATGGGATGCTGGGGATGCTGAATAAATCAGTGCCAGCAACAATATCAGTAGCAGCCAATTTTGTCCCATTAGGGGCAAAGGGAACAAGGGTAACGACAGGCGCGGTAGGAGTGGCTCTGCTTATCCTTAAAATCACGCCGAAAGCCTTAGCGTTGCCAGATGTGCCAATTCTGGCAATTTGCCCGACTGCCACGCTAGTAGACAAGGCAGTGGTACAAGTCAGAGTTAAGTTAACAGCACCAACATTGGTAGTAGTAGCGTTGTCAGCGTAGGTAAAATCGGTGTTAGCTGCGACTGAGGCAATGGCTAGAGTCCCTTGTGTCCCGGCGTTGGTATCCAAATCAGGGATCGCGCTTTGAGATGTGATCACATTAGAAGTCCCTACTGCAAAGCCAAATCGAGGGACAAAATTTCTCATCCCTTCCTGGATCAACTGGCCTCCACCAATACCAGCAGCCGCGAACCCGGTCACAGCAATGGAATCAGACAAGAACGCACCACCAGCAACGGGTGAAATCAATGCAAAACGGTCGGCTTTGGGGACGTTTTCTTTGTCCAAAACCACACCTGCACCTGTTAATCCGCTGCTATTGAAGTTTGTTAGCTGTCCGGTGGCAGAATCTACACAAGCAGCCAAGCCAACGGGGGCATTAGCACCAAGAGCCACAGATCCGGTTGTTGCTGTCCAGGTGGTAAATAGCGAGTTCATGTACTCATCATTGGGCGTAGCGATCGCATCCGCCATCTGAGATCCGGTTTCTGTTAAATATCGCTCAATAGTTTGGCGAGGGTCTAGCCCATAAGTCATCCAGCCGTCAGCCCAGAGTTTTTCTAGAGTAACCGATCCAGAAAAAAAGCCAGCTTCAGTAAAGTTGAGCGCAGCAGAGCGCGGATTTAATTCGTTGGCACGGCGACGTTTGGGACGGCGAATTTTAACTTCATTGCCAACTTCAAAAGCACCGGGTTCGTAGTTTGTCACACAAACACGGGGGTACATCGCCATTAAATTTAATTGAGTTAGCGCACTTTGGGCAATACGAGTCACTAAGAGTGCATCATTTGCGGTAAAGGTTGGTGGCATAGAAATTCCTTGTAGAAATTATTTGAATTAAGCTTTCCCAAATTGCTGTTCGAGAATTTGATTGTAGGCTTTCATGGCTTCGGGATCTTTGTTGTAAGTGTCATAAATTTCTTGAGCAGTCATGCCACCAAAATTATATTGAGATGTTTGGGGCGCACGATTTCCGGGTTGTGCATCCGTGCCAGTGCCACCTCTGGGCGCTGCAAAATGGGCAAAGTCAGACTCCAGCATTTTGGGGAGAATATCTTTAAATTCGGCGTTAACGGTGCCGCCGAATTTATCTTGAGACTTGATAAAGAATTTATCGCCCTCTTCAACAACCAAACCGCGTTTTTCTAACAGGGTTAATAAATCTTCTTCGGTATTGGGGCGCACTGTACCAAGCCCTCGTATTTGACTTAAAACATCATTTCTCATGCGGAATCTGCGGTCTGCATCTCTGAGAGATTGGGTTTCCTTATCTCTTTCCTCAAGCTGTTGGCGAATTTGTGCAATTTGAGTTTCATAATCCTGCTTGGCTTTTGCCAATGCTGCATCAATTTCGGATTGCTTTTTAGGCTTTTCTTCTTGTTCCGCTTCGGCTTCTTCTTTGAGTTGATTTAAAAAATCTAGGGTCGGGTTGATGGCACTAAATCGTTGATCAAGTTGGGAATGGATTGAATTTGATAAACCTGTCAGTGCTTCACTGAGTTTCCCGTTGTCGTACTGAACTTTTTCAAGACCTTCCGACAACGGTTTGATGACTTCGCCAATAACTGCGGGGACTGTAGATTTGATGGCTTCTTGAATAGCCGCAAGAATTTCGGGATCTAATGCCATAAAAAATAATTGCTTTTTTAATAATTATTCCCACTGGGAAATATTAGAGAAAATAGAAAAATTTTTATGGCATTAGATCCAAAAGATTTACCTTCCTATCCTGAAGCTTACGGGGGGAAAGAAATAAGCCAGGCACTCGCAAATGTAGAGGTTGCCACAGCCATCGGTGCTTTATCAAGTGGTGCAGCAACGAGCGCGAATCAAACTACTGCTAATACTTCCCTTGCAAGCATAGATGGGAAAATCCCAACTTTAGTAAATGGCAGGCTTCCTGTTGATGTTCCTGGCTCTGGGTCTGCTCAAGGACTTGCCTACTTATCCACAGCCACCATTACCCGTGCTGCAAACACAACGCCTAATGAGTGAGGCGGAATTGTTAGGGTTTGATCTTGTGTTGGTTAATGAGATTGAGGAATTGGTTTAGATATCAAATGAAAACGCAAAAATCACGGAGTTTGAATGAATATTGAAAATTATTTCAAAAACGCTGGTTTCAGCGTAATTCAGGGGACAGCATCAGGTACAGTGTCTAATTCTTTAGCTGTACCTACCGCATCATTGGGTTATCCTGGCGAAACAGAATGGTGTATTGCAGCCGCCGGCGGTACACCTGCTTATGCTTTCAGTTCAACTAATCAATCGCTGACTTTAACAGGTGCGTCGGGAACAGCAGCAATTCACGTATTGCAAAGAATTGAAAGTATAGATGCAAATAGGCTTAAATCAAAGCAAGTGACGTTAACCGTAGAAATCTCAAACTCGCTATTAACATCTGTAATATGGGAATTATTTCGCCCTACAACAACTGCTAACACTCATGGAACGATTGCCACGCCTACCCAGACGCTTGTAGCTTCGGGTACATGGACTGTTAACTCCACACTTACAAGATATACAGCTACAGTAACATTACCTGCTGGGGTATCTAATGGATTAGAAGTTCGCTTTCGTGTAGGAGCGCAAACTTCCGGTACATGGGTAATATCCAGACCTAAATTGGAGGAAGGCAGTAGTTCTACTGCTTTTGTTTGTGGAGATTACTCGGAAGAACTGTTGAAGTGTCAGAGGTATTACAAAAAAAGCTACGCAGATAACACTAATATTGGAGCTGCGACTTCGCTAAATAGTGTGCTGAGCTACGGCAACGCGGGTGCGGCGATTACTAATAGGCAAAATTTTGAGATTCCTTTTTTTGCTGCGCCGATTCCCGCAATTTTTGATACAAATGGAAATACTAACGCAGTTCGCACCGCAACTGGAGGAGGAATTCTTACCACTAGAACTCCTAATGTTACTGTTGGATTGAAATCGCTGTCAGTAGGGGCAGTAACTAGTGACGTATTAATCGAATACCACTATTCTCTGTCTGCACACATTCCCTAAAAACTATGTACCAACTAACCTCAAACCCAAATCAAATCATCCGCCTATCCGATGGCGCGATAATCCCTAATGCTTTAAATGGTGACTGGCAACTATATGAAGCTTGGTTAGCTGAAGGCAACACCCCTGAGCCTGCTGATGTTATTGTTCTACCTATGCCACCGGATTGGGATGGGTTATATCGCAGTGTTTTAGCAGGTGAATTGAAACCGCTTTATTTACGTTTGAAACAAGCGGCTAAAACAGATAATATTTTATCTGTTGATTACGTTAATTTTGTGGCAATCTTATCAAATATCAGGACAGAACAGGCATTAAAAGAATGTCTTGATGAGTTGATTAACGATGGGTATGTTTTAAGTGAAGAAGAAAAAACGCTTTGGAATAATGCAATACAAGAGTTTGGATTTAGTTTAGCCGGACTCCTCCTTTAAAGATAAAAAGCCCTAACTTCCACCCCTAATGGTGGAAGTTACCCATCACAATTGAGATTCAAATTTCATCCCCATAGCTGCGAATCCGCCTGGCTGGAACGAGAGAATAGCGATCGCTCTAGCGACTTTATTAAATATTTTTGCGGCTTGACCTGGGTTGCCACCATAAAGCAATGTGTCTCCTTTATGCGCTATTAATTCAGCAGTAAGTAAGGCATCATTTAGTGTGGCATCGCTAATATATCCAATGTTTTTTATTTCTAATATTTGCAACAAGACAGCAACTTCTAGACTTGGATTTAGTGCCGCGCTCATAATTTCCTTCACTTAATTCCTGGATTTACGTCAGCTCTTTTTCCTCGGATTGCCCAGATAATTCCTTATCTTCCGTCATATTATTATTATCAATTTCTTCCAAAGCTTCATACACTGCTTCCGGGTCAAGGTCATAGCATCTAGCGGCACGTTTCACAAAGTGTTTTTTTATTTCCTTTTTGAATATTTGGGATGGAATATTGGCGGCATCAATGAGAGCCATATCTTCTAAAAGTTCCGTGAGGGAAAATCCCAAAAATTCATCATAGCCCGTGATTTCCCAATCAACTATTTCCCCATGTGCGATTGCTGCGGGTTTGAGAATTTGCAAAATAAATTCTTTTACGCATTGTCCATATCGCTCTAATAAAATTTCCTCTGGCCTTCTATCTTCAGCCTTAGAAACTCCCGAACGCGCAATAATAGCCGCGCCATCTGATGCACTCATAGCTATTTGTTGCAGCACATCGTAAATATCCCGTTTAATTTCGGCTCGATAACCGATAGCGGTCTGGATATTTCCGCCGCTACGCTCAAATGATGTGATGGATTGTCCAGTTTTTAGGGTTAGATAATATCCATCTCCCATCTTTCGATTTTGCAGTGGATCATCATCTTCATCGTCTACGCCAGTGATTACGGGCATTGAATAATTGCTTGTATAGAGGGCGTATTCTAATGCCGCAGTTTGGTTAAAGTATGATTTTTGGCAATCAAATAATTGCGCCGCCATCCACAAAGATTTAGGTAAAGTTAAAGTAATAATTGGAAACTCAAATTTACCCCGCACGTTAAAGATAGGCTGGTCTTCAATAATAGTTTCAATGGTTATTTCTTTCTGTTCTACCGTGTTAATAAATGGTTGTGGCGGCACAGGTTTATTATCTTTAGGAGTTTTTCTAACAATATATTTAGAGGTAAAAACCGCGCCGTTTGTCTGGTAAAAAATTGTAAAAATATGCTGTGGGACTGGTGCGCTATCCCATGTTAGTTGCACTAATTGAAATTGATGTAATTTGCAAAAACTAAACCCATCTCGTCCGCTTTTCCAATCCCACAAAGCAGTTCTGGGGTGAAGAATTACGTAGGGGTTGAGCTCTCCCGACTCTTTCTGCTGTGCCAGTGAAACCGCACCAATTGCTGATTTAGTATCTATTTGTGCAATGGCTTTACCAGTGGTTAACGCCATAAACATTGAGTTCATTAAGAAAGTGTTAAACGACGCTCTACCGTCATCGTCACCTTCTAGTAATGCACCATTTTTGAAAAATTCCTCACTCCAGAATGGGTCATTGCTGCCAGTAGGAACAGCCGGATTTTTGAAAAGTTCCGAGTTAAATCTGGACAGAATTGGCGAGATTTTATTGCAGTAAGTTGCGAGTTTTACCCGCTCCTTCATGACTCCTTCTGGCCTGCCGTCAGGGTTAGGTAGCAGTTTTCGTTTCATAATGTCGGTCATCGAGTCTCCACCCTCGATGACTGCGGTTAAGAGTTCCCAATATTCTGAATATTGGATATGTTCAGGGTGACGGCGTTTAAGTGCTTCTAATGTTGGCATGGGGAAAATTATCGTACTTGCAATTATCTTTCCCTTACCTTGCCTTGCAATCACCCCCGTGTTACAATGCCCGTTTTACGTTGCGATCGCATCTATGACATTTAGTATTGATATTCCCCATTTTAAATGTTTTATCAATAAATCATTTCTTTATGATTGGGATTCACAACAAACAGGCTTTGTTCCTGTACGAGTATTTGGACTAACCTCTATTCCTGGACGATCTGTCGGTTTCAACTTG